AGAAAAGACTCGTTACTTCCGATAAGCCAACCATAATGGCAATCATAGCCAGGGCATATAAGAGGCTACCAAACAAATCCAGACTGCCAGGGGCATTGACAATCCATTCTTCCTTTTTCATGTTATACAGGGCAATCAGCCAGGCCACGGCACAGATAATGGCGATAAAATAAAAAATCGTCTTCCAGCCCAGGTAATAAGAAAAGAAACCGCCCAGAACCGGACCAAAGGACAGCCCGCAATACACAGCGGCAATGGTAAAGCCCATAGCCCGGCCGCGACGTTCCGGCGGGGTGACCAGGGAGACGATGGCCATGCTGGTGGCAAAAATACTGGCACTGCCCAGGCCTTGCAAGATGCGCAGTAAAAATAAGCCATAGAGGGAAGTCACAAAATACACAGCCAGTGACGAGACACAGAATAAGGATACACCAAACAAGAAGACATGACGCTTGCCAATCCGGTCGGCAATCTTGCTGATTGGCATAATCGTCACCGTCGAAGAAATCAAGAACAACTCAATGACCCAACTGAGCTGGGCATCCGTCGCACCATAAGCCGTACCAATCCCAGGCAAAGCCGTCGTCAAAGCGCTGCTGGTAAAAGGGTTGATAAAAGACACCATCATGACGACAGCTAAAATCGTATTTTCGTAAGACAAAAATCGCTGCATGGCGAATAACCTCCGTAAAAAACAGTAATAAGCAACCCTAATTATACTGCCAAAGAAAGGCCTTCGCAATGAATGTTTTTTTGAACTACTTTTAGAGAAGAAGCCTAATTTCTCTAAAAGTAGTTGATTAGCTCAACTATTAAGATGATACCTGTATAGAAAAAAGAATCATATCCATAGATAACAGATTAGCTCGTAGTAAGGATTCCACACCAAGAACCTGGCAAACTATCATGATAGATTAACATCATTCATCTTGACCTAAGTTAAATATGCTTAAAGACGCATGACGCCTATATTCAATTCCACCAGCCTATATGAATCATACAATCTCAAGTATCAGCAAATACAGATACAGGTTTACAAGTCCGGTTATGAAGCAAAAAAATTCCGTCAGTATAATAATTTGGCCATATTAGCAGGGAGAGAATCAAAAATGAGCCAAAATAAAAATAAGTAGATATCATTAATGATAGTGAATTACTAGAAATATAGTGATTTTACAGTCATTAGCAGTACGGGGTGGAGTTAGAAGTATCATTACTTCCGATAACGTTAAATTATCGTAAGTAATAAAATATGCGTTTATATAGTCCTATATACTTGCATTATCGTTAGCGTATTTACGCCATTTATTGAGTAATTACTTGATTTTATTTACATATGCTTTTATATGTTTTTATGCGTCTTTTCCGCAAACAAGGCGGAAAAAAGGACGGAAGTTTTGAGGACGTATATGGTTATGGTAATGATAAAATAAAGGCACTCACATTATAACGTGAGTGCCTTTGATTTATTTTGCGACCAATCCTACGGCAAGGATTCCGGCAGCTATGGCCCAGGTGTCACGCTGCCGTTTTAGCCTGGACTGCTTTTTCGTCATCTCATTTATTTGACTGGTCAACGTCTGCAAGGATTCGTTCTGCTTCTGCAAGTCGTTGTTGGCTTGCGTCAATGAGCCGTTGGCTGTCTGCAATGAGTTCTTGGTTTTCAGCAGCTGTTCGTTGGCCGCTGCTAATTGTGTCTGTAACGTCGTCGAGTTGCTGCTCAGCTTGTCTAATTTGCTCTGTAGCTTTGCTAATGTTGTCTCTTGCTCTTTTATTATCGTCTGTAATTGACTGTACTGTTCGTTCGACATTACGATTTTCCCGGACGGACTGTTTGTCGTAGTGTCGGCACACCAGCCAGCTGCCGGCAGCAGCAATAATAAGCAGCAGGATACAAGCAATGATAAGCGTTTTATTTTGTTCGGCAATGGCTTTGACCTCCTCTTTTCGCGGCAGATACAATAAGATCACCTCCTATTTATACCATTCGTTCATGTCTAAGTCATCGTTCCAGCCGTCGATCCGGCCCGTATTCGTGTACTGCCAGCCGGCCAGCGGCAAGCGGCAAACTTCCGAGTAATCGCACGTTGCATTGTACTGGTTATACCAAATTGGGACATAATCTGCCAATTCGCTTGTAGCAATGTAGTCTCGCAGGGCGTAATAGCCGGCGTAGATACCGGCCGACTGCATTTAATTCTGATATAAATGCCGAACAGCGGCCCGTAGGATCTGCAACTTCGGTCAACCATTTGACCGGATTCGGCAGCGTGTTAGGATCATCTTCAATGTCGTACCAAATCCCAAGCGCCGGTGTTTCTCCGCCCAACAGATTAAGCATGGACTGTGCTTCTACGCGGGCTTCATCAGGAGTCAAGGCGTGAGTATAGCAATAGACGCCCCAAGGTAAGCCGCGTTTACGACATTCGTCGATAAAATCATAGACGCAAGCCGTCGGAGATTGTCCGTTCAACGCTTTAATGATGACGCCTTCTACGCCAGCATTGACAATATCGTCAAAGTTAATGCCTTCTTGCCAATCAGAAATATCAATTACTTTCATATGTGCGCCTCCTATTCTTCAATCGTTTTAATTCCATATTCATGAGCCAGCATATTTTCTGCTTTGCATCCACGGTATTTTTTCCAATCTCCGATGAAATATGCCACATCGGCCTGCGATAAAATCAAGATGGATTGGCCTAAAAACCACAACGGCTTAGCATCATGAGGTGCTCCCTGGAAAAACGAGTCCAGCACAACAACGTCTTCGCCATATTGCTTTTTAATCGCTTTAATAGCACGTGTCCGCTCTGCTAAAATTTGTTCGTCAGTTTTATCTCTCATAGGCTGACTGATAAAGGCTTTAACTGTACTCATATATATTCCTCCTAATCTTTTACGCAGTAATTTTCCCACTTTTTGTAAACATCGACGTAGGTTTCGTTTTTGTCGCCGTTGTGGGTAACTTCGTAGTACATGCCATCTGACACCATTGTACTGACTAAGCACTTCCAGTTCTGTAATGTCTTGGAAAACCAGACGACAAAGACATCATCCATCGTGAGTTTTTTCTCATCAGTAACGTCTACATGATCATTAAAATAATTCATGACAATTCTCCTAGCTTTTTCCTGCATCCTTCTTGACCTCCTTTAATGGCATAGCTCCTACTGGCGAGTTATACCGCGAATCCATACCGTACTTTGTCCATGCTGCTTTTGCCAGGCCCACGATACCGGCCAAGCCGCCGGCCACGGCAGATACGCCGGACCAGCAACTCATGAGTTCAAATTTTGTGCCATTTAAAGCATTCGACCAATATCCATAAAGCCAACTGCATAAAATCAAGCAAAGAAAAATCATCATGATGACGGACAACATGATGACTAAGGCCAGCCAATTTTTCTCTGCCCAATGTCCAAATTGGACAATCCTTTTCATAGCATCACTCCTAATGCCGAAAATAATCAACAATAAAAGATATGATACCGCCGATAATGCCAGCGATGACATACATCGAATTGATACGATGATGAGCCGAACGGCCGCGCTGATCTGCGATGATTGCCAGCTCTTTCGTAGCCTGAAATTGCTCTTCTAATTTTTTCACCGTATCGAGCGCCTGCTTTGATTGTGCTTCAAGTCGGCTCATGCGTTCTAGAACTTCCGTCTGGAAATCATGTTCACTCATACGCTCTCTCCTACATACCCTTTCACTTCGTCTTCGGTATAACCTAACCTTAATAGCTTGCAGTTTGTATCTGCTTTGTATTCGTACTGATACCGAACGTTATTCTGCTCATCGACGGCTATTTTATGGGTATCATCTGTTAAGCCATCCCCTGTTATTTCGCCTACGTTAAACCATGCATACATTGTATCCAGCAGATTGCGGAAGGCTGGCTGCCACTGTTCTTTAGGGAAATTCTTGCGGATATATTCATAGTCTTCTTTTGTGTTTAGAGTTTCTGGGAATCCTACCATTTTTAACCTCCTACGTAAATGCGTAATACATGCCAACTTGCTTGATTGTAGCGACGAAGGGAATCTGGTCTTTGTATTTCTTTATTTGCTTAATCAGCACCTTACTGCCCGTAAATGTCACGTATAGATTTCCATTTAGGCGATATTGTAGTTTCAGACATTCGCCGTTATTTTTCGTACTTTGTGTAATCATTTGCCCTGTAACTATGATTTCTTGATTCAAGATTTCAGACAGTTTTTTCTTCTCTCCATCCAGGGCAGTTTCATCTGTCGCAAATTCGGAAAATTTATGTATGTTTTCCATCAATATTGACCATCTCCTTTAGCTCATCTAATTCCATTCGTATTGCCAGATTATGTGTCTTAGCGTGTTTCAGCCAACCATAAGCACTAGCTATTTGAGCCATAGCCCTGCCTTTATCTATGGTTCCATCTTCCAACCGTCGCTTAATGGTACGCATACGACGGCGGATTCTTTTTGCTGTTGATTTTCGCACCAGGATTTTCCCGTTCGGGAAATGGCGATAGCCTAAGAAGTCTAAGCCTTGCCAGGTATGGAACAGCGATAGCTTGCTTAGTTTCATGTCCAATCGTTCATAGACGAATTGTTTCACCTGGCACATAACCTTATTTAGCGCTGTTTTGTCATTACCAAAGATGACGAAGTCATCACAATAGCGAACATATGCTCTGCAATGTAATTCATGTTTGACAAACATGTCCAACTCATTAAGTACCAGATTCCCAAACCACTGACTCAGAAAATTCCCGATAGGGACATTTATTTCAGTATGGGTACTGTCTATAATATCATCTAATAAATCTAACACTTCCTGGTCTTTGATTTTATGACGTATGACCTCTTTTAAAATGTCGTGCCGGATAGATGGATAGAACTTGCTAATGTCGCCTTGTATACAATATTCGTACTGGCGAACGAATTGCATACACCGAATACTGCCTTTATGTTGCCCTTTCCCTTTTCGACATGCATAGCTATCATAGATGAAGAGTGAATCCCATATAGGAGCCATCACATTGATGATAGCGTGTTGTACAATTCTGTCTGGATAAAAAGGCAAGATGTAGATAGTACGGTGTTTCGGTTCATAAATTTCCTTTGTCCGGTATTCTGCGGTATGGAACGCATGATTCATGAGCATTTTTTGTAATCTTTCGAGATTTTCTTCTTTATGAGCATCAACTCGTTGAATTTGTTTTTGCCATGTCTTCCCCTTCCTAGCATCATGATATGCCAATTCTAAATTGTCCATTGCATAGATTTTATGGTAAAGGTTCCCATATCTCTTCATGCAAAGCCTCCTATAAAATTCGCCTGTGACGTTCATTTTCATTACTAGCCCCAGGCGTTTCCCGTTGTGTATTTTGGCAATTATCGCCAGGGCATATAGACCAGCCGTTGGGATTATGGCACGGACACCTATTTATTCCCGACGTATCGGACGCACCACGTGCCCCATTGCTCCTGTTGCGTTGCGTAGAGAAATTGTTGCAATTCGTAGAGCGTGAGCTGCAATACGCACTGTTGCTCCACCAGCTGCCGAATAGAACGTGACGTAAAAAGCCATAGCACGAGCCGTGGAAGCCTATATGCCCATTTCAGTCGTTAATATCTAGTTAAATTTCAGGGGCCAGCGGCTCGGACGCACCACGCGCCCCACCGCCCCCGTAGCGCCGCGCAGAGAAATTGCGGCAATACGTAGAGCGCGAGCCGCAAACCGCCCCGTCGCCCCACCAGCCGCCGAAGAGAACGCGACGCAAAAAGCCATAGCACGAGCCGCGCTTGGTACTATCAATATCACTATTGTATACCGACAAGTCACTCCAACTATACCCGTCCATATACATATTATTTCCGCTATGTGACGATGACATGGATTCCAGTAAGTCGCTCCCCCATTGCCACATATACCCAGACGGGTCTTCAATACCATAATTACTAATCATGCGACGTCCGGATGTAGTCACGTGACCACCAGTCGTATTGTAATCTTTTGAGCCGCTGATATTTACACCTTCTTCAGTTCCTTTTGCAAAATGTATGAAGTCTTCACGGGAAGGTAAATGCTTTCCTATTTCAGCAAAACGTTCGGCAAAAAGTTCGCCATGGAATTTCGGTGAGCTTTCCCCGTCGCAGATAACGCCATTGTAGGCAGATACCAGTTTACTGCCATCCCAGGATGCAAGGTAAATATCTATCCAGCGGCGTCCATCAAACACCATGCCTTCTGGCGATGAGAGGGGACGATGACGTAAGTCCCATACGCTGGCCGGAAGAATATCTCCAGCGACATAGCCCGACAAAGGATGGCCACTAATTGTCCCTACATCGGCACATTCACAATGAAAGCCACCAACTTTACGGGAATTTGTGGCCGTATACCCTGTCGGCACAGTACTGTTAGCTGACAATACGATTTTCGGTACAGACGTATCTGTTTGACATGCGTAGATATAAAAATCCTTACCCTTGCGGTTGGCCGCCGTGGCATAGGTGCTATCATCCCAGACGTCCGCTGATGCAATGTCTATGGTGCTGCTATCTTCCTTGATAAAACCCAAATTTCCCACGTTGACATAAAGATGTGACGGGACTGTAAGTGTTGTTTTTGCCCCGCTAAAACAGCTGTCACGCATGTAACAGACTGGCAGGGCGGCGAAAGATCTTGAAATGATTTCAGCCGCGTAAATTGTATCAAAGTGTTGAGTTCCGCCTAATGACCGTACGACGAATTTAGCCGTACCGTCCGTAATTTCCTTTGTCATTTTAACCTCCATAACATACATAATAAATGACTGTATAAGATTTTGGTTGTACCGTACTAGACGCTCCATAAATAGGGTTAGCCTTTGACGCGTCAAACCTATTTACAATTATATCTGTTTAGCTATTACCCCCCGTAGAAGACACGGCGCTGAAATCCGGCTCTTCATTTCCCGTAGTGCCAGCCGTTATACACTCTAAGTAGGCCCATGACGGAAGGTTCGCCGAGTACGCAATATCACCGACTTCATATGCTTTATTACGCTGTAAAGTCGTGATTCCATTTGTCGTTAACGTCTTTGCGTTTACGTTTTTCCATTTTTTCGATTCTGTCCCGATGCATCCTTCTCCATCTGCACGCGGTACAATATTCCGTGTTGCCATTATTTAACCTCCCTTGGTTCTATATCCCCATTTTCATCTAATTCCCACCTCGAAGAGTAGGTAGGACTAATTGTTGGCATTAGATTTCCCGTTTCATCAATTTCAAAATAATTCTCTCCATCAAGTGTGACTTTTACCCAATTCAGTGATTCAGAAGGTTTTTCACCTATAATATTGTCCCCTATGCATCGATAAGTATTTCCATCGGTATATGCCACAACGTCCGGGTAATTATACGTGTTGGCTGCGTTCCATGCTTTCGCACTTGCTGCATAAGCTGTCGCCGAATAATTGCCCGCTTCTCTTGCTTTTTCAATAGCAATGAGTGCTTGCTTAGTGGCTTCGTCAGCTTGTAATAACGCTCTTTCATGCTCATTAGCTGATTTCTGAGCTTCGTTGGCTGATTTTTCAGCATATATCAGCGCCAAAGACGCTTGTTTTGCTGCTTCAACAGCACTAATAGGGGCTAAGTTCGCACGATAAATCGTTTCTTGCAGCATCATGACTATCCAGTCCATCTCTTTTTCAATTAGTGAAAAAGGGATTTTATCCGGCAGGTCAATATTGTTTTGTAGCGGCGTTTCTCTTGACAGGCGTATTCTCATGTTTGAGCTAATCGCGTTGCCCTGTACCGGATAGGTATATACATTATTTGTGCTATCAAATTTAAAGTTGGTCGTTATTTCCGTTTCCATCCCTGTTTCATCCACTAAATATCCATGTATATCAGATCCTGTCCGATACGGATACGGGTAGGGAAATGTTGTTTGTTTACCATCTCCTTTATAGGTAATATTTACTTCTGTAGCTTGAATCATTGTTTATCAGCTCCTTTCTTTTTAGACTTATTCTCCTTCGCCCGTTCTTTCTCCGTTTTATAGCGCCGGTCGAAGATTACGGCGTTGGCCAAGGCGGCCAGGCTGCGGTCGGTGTCGAAAATACTGAAGCGCATGAGCGCCCAGAAGCCATCGGTCAAGGTGTCCGGCAATCCGACAAAGCGGTTCAAGGCGCGGTTTGCGGCGCGGGCTACGTCGGTGGCGTCCTGATTTTTGGATGCTGCTGCTTTCGAGGCTTTCATGAGTTCGTCTACAGCAGATACGGCCAGGACGTTGCTACTGTCGTAGTTCGGCAATCCGAACATATGATTTCCAATGATTTCGGCCACATCGCGGACGACGGGAATACCTTGTACAGTGTTGGTCATGAATTTGACGCCCATTTTTTTGAGCAGTTTGTCCAGGTCATCCCCGGAAACGGCCGAGCGATACAGCTGTTCAAATACGCTGTTCAGGACAATCCAGTACAGCATTGCGTTGAACATGGCCAGGCGATTTCCCGACTTCCACTTATAGCCCGCGTCGATGAGAGCATTCATGACGGTATTACAGTATGAGTAGAAGGGCGTAATCTGCGCGACGAGTCCATTTTTTCGTTGCAGTTCGGCCTGGTCTTTTACCATGCCGGAGCCAAGAACGTCGCGAACGGCCTGGTCTGCTTCAAAGAGTGCCTGGTCGCGCATCAATTTTTCGTCCGTCTTCCCAGCGTCGATTTGCTGCCGGAGGGATTCGTCATACTGATATTTCCACAAGGCCAGGCTGCACATTAGGTCGGTTTCGGTGATGAAGAAGTAGCCGTAGCGGTTGAGTGCGTCGCGAGCGATACGCGCCTTCTGCCCTGCCCGGCTGGTGTTTTTCGGCATAGTCAGGCGCATTTTCTGCTGCATGTCTTTATCTATGGTGTTGATACGGTCCGCCATAAAAGGCGAATGTTCCATGACAAAGCGGCGATTTCGATTGTATGTCGGCGTCCCTTTATAAAATCCAATCCCAAAATTCACCATGGCTTTTACTGTATTCCATGGCCCAATGCGATTCATCATCGGTAGGATGTTCAAGCCGTTCAAGACGGCTGTACTGGTCCGATAGGCCATGACAGCGAACGTCGTATTACGGCGCATTGTTTCCAGCATACGGGAAATTTTATCCGTCTTTTGAACATCCGTCTTCCAGCAGTCTTTCGCCCATTGCTTGAGGGCTGCGTAGGTACGCATACCATAATTTTCCTGGACGGCCGCTTCCACATCCGGGTGTGATACTAATTTGTATACATCCGTGACAGCTTCACGCATACAGATATGGTGAATGGCTTCATTGACTGCCGAGGGCCAGACGTCGAGAGATTTATAGATAATCTGATTGTTTACCCGTTTGGCGCGTTTCTTCGTGCTGCCCATGCCAATTCCCATGGTCGATGCTCCGGAGAGCTGCGTTTTGACAATGTCGTCGAGTTCAATCTCATTTGTCCGCATGGTCAGCTGCGGATCATAGACAATGGGATAGTAGCCCCCGCTTACTTTTCGCCCATTTATAGTATAGGCTTTTGCTTTG